GTTGTATTTATGAATAATCTGTGTGCTTTTAAAAGGTTTGTGGAAGTTCACACTTTTTTGTTAAAGAATTAAAAAGCTGGATAAACACACCCAGCTTCTAAAGACTTATCAAATTGAGACAATATTGCGCTTGTCATAGTTGCTTATTTATTATTTCGTCCATTTGTGCAATCATATCCTTGCAAATCTTCGCCTCTTCAAAATCCTCACGTTCTACTGCGTTGTTCATAATTGAAATCACATATGGTCTTAGAGCATTAAGAGCATGACGGAGAGCCAATGAGTTAAAGTGCGCCACTTCTATAATATATTGTGTGGTATTAATTTTACTTTCCTCCAGCTCCAGATACCGCAGAGTGAGGGTTTTAAACATGTTGGAAATGTCTGTTTTAAGTTTGATGATAAAATAATAGGTGCAAAGAGCTAAGAAAAGAGCTGCACCGAGTAAAGCGTTGGTAATACTAAACATCGTACATTGTATTTTTATTGATGAAACTCTCGCATAATTCATCGCCAACTTTATGTTTGCTCGATACCTCATTCCAGGGTCCATCAGGTTCTGCAATCTCAGGGTTGTACCAAAGACAATTATACCTGTCGTAACAACCTTTCATCATACAGTATTCGGATTGGCGTTCATGAATGCGTTCATATACATCAAGTGAGATGAATTTGTAACGGTCTGGAAGAAGTTCTTTGAATGTTGGTGGTACAGTGCCAATAATTTGACGTTCCATATTAGCAACCGCTTCTCCAGTTTTCATGTCACGTGCATACACCATGCCTTTTCTAAGACGTGTTGATTTACGTAACCATCCATGAATAGGAACAAAGTACATAAGCTGCCCGTTTACTATATATGTTCCTGCGGTTGGGTTATCAATGTATGTTTTCCAGAACAAACATTCAAAGCATACGTTTTGCTTTACCATTTGTTGAACAGATGGTTTACGAATGTCGTAGTGGTCAAGATCGATTACCTTACCACAACAAGAACATGTAAGGGTACGGAGTGCTGTCATGTCGTTGCAATAAAAATAGCGAGAAAAGAAGATGCAAGGACACGGAGACCGTGTTTCAATTTAGGTATGAGATTTAGAATTTGATAGAGCTAAATACGCCGTCTATCTCTTCTTGGGTTATTCCAATATAAGTCTTTGTAACTTGAATGCTGGAATGATTGAGAATTTTGTTCAGCAATAATAGGCTTTCTGCACTATGATTGTTGTAGTCGTACACATAACGACCAAAAGTCTTGCGGAAAGTGTGCGTAGAGAAGTTAGTAATCTTCAGACGATACTTGTACTTAAAATCTTTGAGTTTCTGATTAACACATTGGATTGTCATTGGTTTGTCCTCGAACTTTCCACGCATCACAAAATCTTTTTTATCAGGTCTACCAAGTAGCTCGTACAGTTCATTAAATCTTTTTTGTACTGAGGTGTTTAGTGGAACTCGTCTGGTTTTGCCTGTTTTTTGCTCTGTAATTGTGAGTGATGACACGCCAAGAATATCTTTCCAGCGAAATTGGAGAATATCAGATGCACGACATGCTGTACAAAAGCTCATGCGTGCGTACATTTCCCACATATATTCCTGATCATTGTGTAGACATTCAAGTAATCTTTCATATTCTGGATATGCAAGATGGTCACTTGTTGTAAGTTGATTTTTCTTTGCCATAATCTTCTTTGTTTTCAGTTTTGTGACACAAAGATAGTAAATGAAACAAAACAAAACAAGCATTTTACAATTTTTAATACATTAAAAGTATAGAAAATCATAAAATGCTTTTGAGTGTTTAGATAGCCTTAAACTCGTCTATCGTGAGAATTGGGATATTGAGTGCCTGCGCTTTCTGCGCCTTACTGGATGTACTATCGTGGTCTGCAACTATGAGATGCGTGGTTTTCTTAGAAACTCCACTAACAATCTCACCACCACCAGCCACAATCTGTTCTTCCAGTAGTTTATCACGCACGCCAGTAAAACACACTTTCATGCCGATATACTTATCGCCAGTCGGCTTTGGTTTTTCAGCCATTGGTAGTACAGTCAGTTTATTGTCCGCAACGAATTTGTAGAACTTTAGTACACCATCATAAAACGTTTGTTCGGTTTTACTGGCTCTAATATACCATGGTGAGTTCCACATTACTTCAGGCTCTGGAATATTTAAATACCCATGAGTAAATGCAAACCTATTAGTATCTGACATCTTCTCCAGTATCTGTTTTGCTTTCACCTGACCAATACCTGGGAAGCAGTTGGAAGCCTGCATGAGAACCGTCACATCTAAGCCTTTGAGGATATTTGCGTTGTTCTGAAGGATAATATTTGCAGTCTCTACACCGAATGTATCAATATTTAACAGCTCGTCGAAAGTGATATTGAGCATGAGATTGAGCGAACGGAAGCCTGCATTATACATTTTTGTAATGGTTTCTGCACCCATATTTTCCGCACCAACAGTAGTGTAGAAGAATATTATTTCAGCAAGGTTAGTGCCATCACATTGTTCGTTAGTACAACATAGATCTACTCCAGATTGACTCCAATATAGTAGCGAATCGCAATGTGGACAATGCGATAATTTATTCCACATGGCACCTTCACTTTCGGCAGAAGCTGGTTGTGTTACCTCTAAGATTTTGGGTATTACACCACCTGAACGAGTAACCTTTATGATAGCTCCTGGAGCGATGTGATTATCTCGCAAATATCTCGCATTATAACCTGTCGGATTCTCCATTTCGCAGTCTCCAGTATCAACTGTGTCTATCTTCACAACAGGCTTGAACGCTCCTGATTTGCTAATAGCCCAATTTACATCCAGTACCTTAGTCTCGAATACTTCTGTAAAACTTGTGTTTTTGTAAGCAATTGCATAGTTTGGGTTACCTGTTGTTTCTTGTCTGCCGAGCACTTTCCATAGAGCTATATCATTAATGTATATAACAAGGCCATCAATATAGTACTCTTTCTTCCAGAGATCGTACAGTGAACGCAATAGTTCTTCAGTGATGTTTTCAACATAGTCTACATGATAGAGCTTTGGCTGATTAAACGTGTTACATACATATTCATAAAAGCGTGAGTATGTTGCAAAATTTTGAATTGAAGCCTCATCTGCACCATATCTATAAAAGTCTATATGTTTTAATAGTTTTGATGGGGTGTCTCGATTCAACAAACCTGCGGCTGTATTGCGTGGCGACTTATATTTATCTCCAGTTTCAGGCGATACCTGACCAGCAAAGTTAGCCTCCCATGATTTGCAATTGAATACAAATTCACCATAGGTGTATTGTAGTTCACTGGGAGCATTACCACAGCCAGCCATGTCGTAATGTGCTGTACAGTCCTGTCCTTCATTGTCAGCCCCACCACGAGAGTATGTCATACCGTTTAATTCGTTGTGAAGCAGAGATAGGCCGTCAAACTTGGGTGTGATAGTTAGACGATGGTTTTCTGTAAGTCCGAGTCCATATATCCATTTGATAAGTTCTTCAGTAGACTTTACCTTATATAATGACTTCATCGGTACAGGAAGATGCACTTTTCGTGTTTTTTTAACAGCAACAGGTTCTAAGTGTTGAAACCATGTGTTTTGAGGATCGAGGTTACGTAACCTTTCGACCTCTTGGTCGTAAAAAGCATCTGACACAATGGGCGCACCTTTACGGTACGCCTCATTCCATGTCTTGATGTTTTCTACCAACTCTTGAATTGATTTAGAAGTTGTGTTCATAGTGGTACTTATTTTGAACCTGAATGGCCAAACCCGCCTTCTCCACGTTCTGTTTCACTCAATTCTGTCACTTCTTCCAGTGGGCCTTGATAACACTTCTCAAAGACAATCTGAGCAATACGAGTGCCTTTTTCAATAAGATAACGCTCTGAACAATGGTTGTTAACGATTACCCCAACAATTCCACGGTATGAAGCATCAACTGTACCTTCAAGCACATCAGCATCGATACGGAGTAAGTCTCCTATTTTGTTGTTGTTGCTATCAACCTTGTATGCTTCCATACCTTTAGATGAGAAACCAGAACGTGGGCGTACATTACCTTCCCAACCTGGTGTTATTTCCATATTAAGGTCAAGTGAAATAACTTGGCGACCAGGATAAATGATTGTATCTTTTGGTACATAAAGGTCATATCCTGCTGACTGTTCATCTGCTCTGGTAGGCATCTTTGCGCCCTCTGATAATAATTTAATTTTCATAATTACTTTTTATTTGTTATTTCTGTTTTCTTGCCACTGGGTGACATGTTTTTGGTTAGATAATATTTTCTTGTAACGCCACACATTTGGTCATACTCTTCCAGTCTCAACGTATGAAAGTCGTCAAATGTGACTTCTATGTTTGATGCAAGTTCTCTGAAATAGAGTTGGCGGCAAGAAATACTTGTGCCGTTACACGCATACATAATATTGACTGGAGTCGTATCTAATATTTTGGCTGCTGCTGACTTGGATGCGAATATACCTACCAGTCTTTTCAGCGGATTAAATACAAGAATTGGTGGCACTCCCTTAATTTCCTTCAGTTGTTTTTTCATCTTTTGCTATTTCTAACAAGACTTCTTGTGATAGCCTTTTTTTAGCCATTTGCGCAATATAAGAGTCAGATACAACGATACCGTTAGAGAACAGGTCGTGTATTCTGTCGAAGATATACGCTAAGAAGTTGGGTTCAACAAAAGATATAAAGAGGTAAGAGAAGTTACCGTCAATTAGATAGTGCCCTTGTTCGTTTATTTTACAAACATCATTGTTTTTGATGTCATAAGAGTTACATAATCTCGCAATAAGATGCTTGTATTCAACGAAGAAGTTGTTGACAGATTTGTCAGGGGCTGTTTTTTGAATATAAGAGGTGGCATCAAAATATGAGATGCCAGTATCAATTTGTGTTCCGAAGAGCAAATTCGGAAATTCAGGGATAGCCTGCTCGGTGCATTTTAGTTGGATTTCGCTATCCGACTGTTTGCCCAGCATTACTGAAGGTCAAACTCTTTGGTCTTAGATTGGTGCATATCGCTTGGCCAATAAATAGCTGCTGCGTTATCAAACTTAACATCACGAACTACATAGTCTACAGGGCTTTCGCTCATTAGCTTAGTAACACGCTTAACAGCATCTGTGCTGCCGAATGCAGGTGTGTAAACAGTACTCTTGGTTGCTTTGACTTTACCTGTGGTTTCGTGTTTTGTGTATGTAGCAACAGTTACCGCATACAAACCAACTCCACTTTCTGCTTCTTCTTCAAAATAGTTACAGATGAGTCCGTTTATCATACCTTCATCTTTGCACAAAACATCGTTGTATTTCACGTCATCAATTTTAGTTTTGATGATTTCGATGTTAACACTGCCAAACTCATAACGGTTCTGATCCCTTGCGATTGCATAGGCTGTTTTTTCAGCGTCTGTGTAGTTAGCAGCTACAACCAATTCTTCTGTTTTTGTCTTGTCGAGTGCTCCAACCTCGTTGGCAGCAGTCCACTCTGTTTTTATACGAAAATAATACAGAGCTTTTTCTTCTTGTCTTTGTTCCATGTTGTTTGGATTTTATGTTAATAATATTGTTATCGTTTGCAAAGGTACTAACTTTGCCTTTAATATACTATACAAAACTATGTTTTTAACATAATTATTTTTTATACATATTGATTTACAAGCACTTACATACAATATGTTAAAATGAATTCTTATATTTTTTATTAAACATACTTAACCGATTTCAAAACCAAAACCCCAGATTGCGAAACAAAAAATGGTCTAAGTAGCTATTCTTCAAAAAAGCATTATACTAATGAGTGTACAGACAATTGACAAATTAGATACCAATCTCCTGGAATCTGTTTATAGAACCAGCAAAAAGACAATTCAGGAGTACGTGGCAGAGATTGAACGGCACTGCCGCTTCAAATCGTCGTATCGTCACCTGAACAATGGAACTATACTGGATGATAGAGGCCGATTGATTGACCTTTATGATGCTTGTATGGAGCAAGATGCTCATTTACGAGGAGTTATGGAGACACTGTACTCACAGATTCTCGGTGAACGATATATGCTGGCTCGCCAGAGTGATAAGGGACGCTATATAATAGATGTAGAACAAACCAAGAAAATTCAAGGCACCCAGTTTATCAAAATCATTCGTGGTATTGTTGAATCTAAGATGTATGGGTACACTGGTTTGGAGATTCTTCCAGATATAGATGCCCGCACAGGTAAGCTAAAGACTGTAAACCTTATTGAGCGTCGAAACATACTTGCCGACCAGCGTCGTATTGTGCGCCGTCAGGGAATATGGGCGAATGGCTGGAACTTCGATGACCCACAATACTCAGATTACTATGTGCTCATCAATGATGGCACATTAGGTCTGTTCTCAGCCACTACCCCAAGCATTCTTGCTAAGAAGTTTACGATGGCTAACTACGTTAACTTTTCTCATACCTACGGTCAGCCTATAATTCATGGTAAGACTGAATCGGACAGCGACCCTGACCGTAAACGTCTTGCTAATGAAATCGCCAGCGCAGCTCAAAACAAGGTGTTGGTGACTGGTTTAAATGATGAAATCGACATTAAGGCATTCACAATGTCGAACTCAGAACATATCTTCACAGGTTTGATAGCTCTTGTTGATAAAGACGTGTCAAATCTGTTGCTTGGTTCAGAATCAATGGCTGGTGCTACCCAGTCTTATGTAGGTTCTACCAAAGCTCACGAAAATATTTTCCGTGACCGTGTAGAGATGTATCGTGACTATATTGAGCTGGTGATGAATGAAGCTATTATTCCTCGCTTAGTGAAAATGGGCTACATTGAAGATGGTTTGGAGTTCAAGTACTCTAAGCGCATTGAAATGTCTGATGAAAACCGTATTCGTCTCTTCCAGAATATCTGCGAGCAGTGGGAAATTGAACCCGATGTTATCGAAAGCGAGTTTGGAATTAAAGTGAAAAAGCAGCTAAATATTATGGGCGCCCCTGATGTTGGAGGTGAAGATGGAAATGGTTTTACCGAAGGTGCCGTAC